TGCGTTCAGATACTGGTGCGTTGCAAGGACAATGCTAACTTAAGGCATGAAAGATGTGGCTCTGTGAAAAAGATACAACCACGAAGCAAGTGATTTCGACTGTTAGGGATTAACTGCTTTCCGCGGATATTGCGAATGCTGAAGTAGGGGGTTGAAGGTCTGCCGCCTCCGTACATATTATATGTAATCTTCTTTAACAGGTTGGTGACGCTAACTCACATGAAGCTCAACAACACTAATTCGTCCGGCAACGGGCGAATTGTGGCTCTACTATCTACATGATGCTAACAAAACTGCTTCGCAGTTGTTGTGTTCATATATAAAAGTTTCGAAGAAGAAAAATGCGTTGAGCGCAAGCGAAAACGCAAGAGATCTTTAGATCTCTATTAAACGTTTTCAACTGTTGGAAATAATCTTAAAAGAATGGAAGTTTGGTTTTTTTGGTAGTCTCAAGATTCTCTTCGACAATGTCTCCGATTAACTGTCTTTCCTCTGAACTTAGATGCATGGCTTCGCTGTAGGACATACCTCTCATGTACCAACACACCTTGAGGATATCCTTCTTGAGTGCCCTTGCGTCCTTATCCATCTTGTCGGACAGTTCTAAGATCTCTGATACGGGCAGCGTCAGGATCTGCGCTCGAAAAAATCCGATTGATCAAGTGTTACGGGAACATTAAAGTTGTGTTTGCATTCCTCATTTTCACACTGAACCTTTTGATCAGGAATGTTAACTCCCTGTCTCGTTTCTTCGATATGGGTCTTGAGTTCGTTAAAGATTTCGCTGGTTGTGTTTTCCAAAAATTCCTTGATCTGCTCCGGGTCGCTTACGCTCCCTTCTGGCACCTCAATTTTGTCAACGCACTGCGTAATCATGTCAACTGTCATTGTTGTCAGTTTGACAAAACTCTCATTGAACTTGGTCATCTTTTCGGAATCTGATAGTTTTTCATCATTGATTACCGAAAACACTCTCTGCTGTTCAAGAGCCTTTAGATTGTTATCCGTCATCTGCTTGTAGGTAAACGGTTTGATGTAAACAGTCATTGCTCCAACCTGTACTGTGGGTTGGAATTGAAACTGCTGTACCCTACCAAGATGATCCACCAATGGTAGCGTGTATTTGTTTTCTGTTTCGCACTTAGGACAGTTTGCAAAGAAATCCATGTCCTTGCCATAGGTAGCAACCCTGATTGCCATCAAGACAGCATCAAGATCAATAGTGGGCATTACCCACGGATTCTTGATTGCTGGTACGCAACTCTTGATCACTTCAACAGTGCTCTGTCCTGAAAGGAGCGCATCTGGCGTTTTCAATAATAGTTCGTCCTTGGCTGTCATGGCATAAACTGGATATTCACCATTTTCTGATGCATCAAGGGCATCACCATAATACACACCTTTAGATGGCAATTTGATATAGATCTTTGGTTGTCTATAGTAGCCCTGAAGGGGATTTGGTTTCTTTGTTTGTCCCTCTGTTATCGTAACGTTAGGAAGTTCATCCGCCATATTTTATCTCCAATAAATACATTATGTTAAACATATATAGTGTAAGTATTTATATGCGCAGTTTTCTGGAAAAATAAAGAATGGCAAAAGTAATTATTGATATACCCGGAATTGGAGAAGTAGAAGCCAAAAATGTCGCTTCTGAGGCTACGCTACGTGAATTAGTCAAATTAATGGGCGGAAGTGCTGGCAACCAGGGTGGTGGTGCTGGCGGTGCAGCGAGCAGTTTGGCCAAGAGCCTTGCTGGTGCCGGGAAATCAAGCGGTTCTCTAACCAAGGCATTTGGAGGATTGGCAAAAATACCTCTTGCATTGGGCAAGGGATTAATGATAGCGGCCACGGCGGCCTATAAATTTACCAAGTTTGTTGCGGACATGACCAACCAGGCAAGTGCCGTGTTGGGAAGTTTTGCAGACCTTGACAAGAGCCTAACTGGTGCGGCTGCCAAGATTCCTCTGTTTGGACAAACCTATGCGAGATCGGTCAAGGCAACGGAAGAATTGGTTAATGCATTCCAGGCAGCGTCCAGCGTTGGTGCGAGTTTTGGAGGCAGCATTCTAAATCTTTCAAACGCGGCAGCACAGGGAGGCATGACCATAGACGAATATACCAGATTCGTGAGACAGAATGCAAATGCTTTCAGGCTATTGGGCGGCAGCGTTGAAACGGGAAGAAAGAGATTTGAAAGCATCAGCAAGGAATTAAGAACATCGGGATTGATGACCCAATTAACTGCACTTGGATACACTTCTGCCGAGGTTAACGAAACGGCAGCCAAATACATAGAATTAGTAAGCATGATGGGCAGACAACAAAACATGTCTGTGCAGGAACTGGCAATACGTTCGGCAAATTATGCGAAAGAAATTGACATGCTGGCCAAGGTTACTGGTGAAACCAGAGAACAACAAATGGATGCACAGAAACAGTTGTTGGCTGATGCACAGTTCCAGGCAAAGATTGACAATATGTCAGTAGACAGTGCCAAGGCATTGATGGCTTTCATAAATGGTCTGGAACCTGCAATGAGACCAATAGCCAAGGACATCATAGCAACTGGAAGTGCAACAACGGACCTTTCAAGAAAGTTTGCAGCAACACACGGTGATTCGTTTAGAATGATGCAGGAGTTTGCAAAGATTACGGAGAAGGATGGAATACTGACTCTCCAACAACAAACAAACTTGGACAACATGCTACGATCAGAAGGAAATCTAAACGCAGCAAGGTTTAGAGACATAGGTAGATTTAGTTCAGACTTCGCAGGATTGTACAATGTGATGACGGTAAATTCACGTATGGACGAGGACAGACGAATGAAGGCTGCGGCTGACCAGGCAAAACAGATCAAACTCAGCGACGAATACGTCAAGACCATAGAAACCCTAAGAAGAAGAATTAACGAAACTTCCATTGAATTTAAAAACTTCCTTGTTTCATCAGGACTGCTAAACGGATTCATGCAGGCATTCGAGACGGTGACAGAAGTAGTAAGAGCAATATTCATGCCTATACAAAAATTAGGCTCTGCCTTTGCAAGACTGTTTTCAGCGGTGTTTAGTTTATTCAAACCAATCGCAACACTCGTTAAAAACGCACTCAACCCACTCGTGGACGTATTAGTTCCGGTAGTTGATTTCTTTACAAACATGGTGAATTCGATTTTTCCTGCGGTGGAACTTGGAATGCTCTACGTCAAGAAAGCATTCTATTCTGTATCGGATTGGGTATCCGATACCTTCAGACCGATCATGGATTTCTTTGGAAGAACCTTCGAAGGCATTGCCGAATGGTTCAACAACAACTTCGTGATACCTTTCCAAGAAGTAGGATTATGGTTTAGAGAAAAATTTGTCAAGTTTTGGCAGGATTCCATGCAGTGGATTGAAGAATCGTTAGGACCCCTTTCGGATGCATTTACATGGATGTACAACCACGCAATCAAACCAGTTGCCGAAGGATTCCAGAAGATGAAAAATTGGATGACTGACTTTATTGATTCGTTCTCGGGTTTTGGAGATGTACTCGAACTGTTTGGAATACAGTTTTCAAAATTAGGAGTGGCATTTGATGAGTTTGGTCTTTGGGTTGACAAGAAGACCACATTCTTTGAGAATGACGAGGACAGACAAAGATTTGCAGAAAAGCAGGCTGCCATTGATGAGAAGAATAATGAAATCAAGGAAAGATCTCAAAAGTTGGCAACCAAGATGGAAGAAACCAAGAACAAGGTTCAGTCAGATCGTGCGATCAAGGAATTGGAAATTCTTGAAGCAAGGAAAAAGCGTGATAATGAACTTAATACACAGATTGGAAATGCACAGAGCCAACTTTGGAAGGCAGTAACAGGCAAGTCTCTTGATATCGTTGAGAAAAACGAACAGGCAAAAATAGATGCGCAGAATAAGGGCGGTGTTGATTTTGCCAATCCTTACATTGCACTCGGTTACAAAGCAGCCAAGGAAGACAGTTACCTAATAGGTGATCGAGGAAAAGGAAACATAAAATCCATTGAAGATCAAAATGCCAAAGATGATGCCAAAAAAGAAGCAGAAGAAAAAGCCAAAAAGGAACAACAATCCAAAAATACAGGTGCGGGAACCAATACAGGATCTTCTTCAGCCACATCTTCGAGTGCCGAGGGTGGATCTACATTAAATAGTATGATGGCACAATTGGTTGAATTAAACAAATTACAATTAAAAGCAGCGAATAGACAAATCAAAGTAACGGCTGGACTGGCTGGCGATTTGAATATTACGTAACAAGGATAGATAATGAGTTGGAAAAAGTATTTTACACCGGTTAATCCAAATAACACAGGCGGCTCAATGAGCCCAATTAGTGGAGGAGGCAGTCCCGGACCGGCACGATCTCATTACTCATCTTTTCTTCCAGACGTCTATGCAGGTAGTCCAAATCGTATTGAAAAATACATGCAGTACGACACAATGGACATGGATTCAGAAGTAAATGCAGCCTTGGATATTCTTGCTGAATTCTGTACAGGCAAGGACAAGGAGAACGCAACACCTTTTAACTTTTTCTTTAGGCAAGCACCAACTGGTGTTGAAACAAAACTGCTCAAGGAAGCATTACAAAAGTGGACCAAGGTAAATCAATTAGAACAAAGAATTTTTAGAATAGTAAGAAATACATTTAAGTACGGTGACTGTTTCTTTATTCGTGATCCGGAAACTAAGAAATTATTATATGTTGATCAAGCCAAAGTATCAAAAATAATTGTAAACGAATCAGCAGGAAAAATACCAGAACAGTATGTTGTTAGAGATATTAATTTTAACTTTAAGAATTTAATAGCAACAACACCACACGGAACTACTAACACATCACCAAGCGGTACTTCATCCTACACAAGCGGTGGAGGTTTTGGTCGTGGCATGGTTGGTAATGTTGCACAACCCCCTGGCACAAGATTTCATAATCAGCAAAACGAAATTACTGTTGATGCTGAACACATCATGCATATTTCATTATCGGAAGGACTGGACAACAACTATCCATTTGGTAATTCATTGCTCGAAAGTGTGTTTAAAGTTTACAAGCAGAAAGAATTATTGGAAGATGCTATCATCATTTATAGAATTCAGCGTGCTCCGGAAAGAAGAATATTTTATGTTGACGTGGGTAACATGCCCGCACACATGGCAATGGGATTTGTTGAAAAGGTCAAGAATGAAATCCAACAGAGACGTATTCCAAGTGCAACTGGCGGTGGAACATCAGTAATTGATGCTTCATACAATCCACTTTCAACTAACGAGGACTACTTCTTCCCACAGACTGCTGAAGGACGTGGATCAAAAGTTGAAACACTACCGGGTGGTACCAATCTTGGCGAGATTACGGATCTAAAATATTTTACTAATAAATTGTTCCGTGCTTTAAGAATTCCGGCGTCTTATTTGCCAACTTCAATTGATGAACAGCCTAACACAGTAGCAGACGGAAAAGTAGGAACAGCATACATTCAGGAACTACGCTTCAACAAATACTGCGAAAGACTACAGGCAAACATTGTTGAATCATTTGATCAAGAGTTTAAATTATGGTTAGACTCAAATGGATATAACATTGATTCAAGTCTGTTTGAATTGAAATTTAATCCACCACAAAACTTTGCAGCATACAGACAGGCAGAACTTGATGCAACAAGAGCAAACATCTATGGTGCGATACAGGGTGTTCCATTCTTGAGTAAACGTTTTGCAATGAAAAGATATCTTGGTTTATCTCAAGAAGAAATTGTTGAGAACGAAAGATTATGGAGAGAGGAAAATGCCGCAAACATTTCAGCAGCACAGGATGCTGCGGGCGAATTAAGAAGCGCGGGCATAACTCCTTCCAGCATTTCAGCAGATGCTGAAACACAATCAGCCGAAGCACCAGAAGGTATGGCAGCAGCGGCAGAACAACCTGGCGAAGAGGGAGCAGGCGAAGAAACGACCGCTCAATAATAAATACAGTATGCTTCTAAAAGAATTTTTATATTTTAACGACGAGATTAACGACTTTGCTGTTGATAAGAGATACGATAACAGCAAGGACGAATCAGTGATGGATTTAGATAATACTCGTAAAATCAGATTGACACTTCGTCAGATAAATGAACTCAGACTTCAGGCAGAAGCACACGAAGCAGAAAGACAATCTGAACTGGGGTTCATTAGACAAATGTACGGTACTCCAGTTGAAGCACAAGAATAAGCAAAAAGATATAGCATTCGTTTTAGGAAACGGTCAGAGCCGACTCAAGTTGGACTGTCCTTCGCTATTGAACATTGGAACTGTCTATGGTTGCAATGCTCAGTATAGAGAATTTGATCCTCACTACCTCGTAGCAGTTGATGTCAAGATGGTTAACGAAATAATCGATGCCGGTTATCATGCTCGAGGAACACTGTGGACCAACCCTAATAAGGGAATCAAAACCAAGAATCACGTAAATCTCTTCAATCCGCACAAGGGCTGGTCGAGCGGACCAACAGCACTATGGTTTGCGGCTTCAAACGGACACAAGGACATTTATATATTTGGGTTTGATTATCAAGGATTAAATGGAAAGTTTAATAATGTGTACGCTGACACGTTTAATTACAAAAAATCAGGCGATTCTGCAACGTTTTTTGGTAATTGGCTAAGCCAAACTGAGAAGGTTGTTAAGGAATTTAAGAACACACGTTTCTACAGAATCATAGATAATGGAGCATTTATACCGGATAAATTGGGGCCGCAGCATCCTAATTTAAAGCACATATCTTTCAAGGATTTTGAAAATACCTTTGCGGGAACCACCGTAGAAGGTAAAATGACTCAAAAAATGCCCATTTAACCCTGATTTTATAACAATAATGTAAATATATAATGAAACAGCCTTACCAATTTAAAGGAGAATACAATGGCAGATAAAACTACATTAGAACAAATGCTTGAGCATTTGGTAAACGACGAACAAGGAAAGGCAGAAGAACTTTTCCATGAATACGTTGTAACAAAATCAAGAGAAATTTACGAAAACCTAATCCAAGAAGAGATGAAGGACGACGAAGAAGTTGATGAAGCATCAAAAGACGAAGATGCAGAAGACAAAGAAGTTGACGAAGCATCTAAGGATGAGGATTCAGAAGAAGACAAAGTTGACGAAGCATCAGACGAAGACAAGGATGATGAAAAAGTTGACGAAGAGTTCGAAGAAGTAGCCGTAGAAGGCGACGACGAAGAAGGTGAAATGGACGCTATGGGCGGAGATGAAACCGACGAACTTGAAAAAGAAATTCAAGGCGATGAGGAAGGTGCAGAGGGTGAAAAAGAACCTGAAGAACTTTTCCAAGATCTTGACGCTATCGTAGACGAATTACAAGCAAAATTCGACGAAATCAAAGGCGAAGGCGACGAAGAAGGCGAAGCAGAGATGGATATGGACGCAGAAAAAGAAGAAACTTTTGCTCCTGAAGCATCTGCAGACCCAGAAGGCGACGACGAATTAGCAACTATGCGTGAGTATGTTGAAAAAGTAGCAGGTGGACACGGTGCTGAGAAAAAAGGTGCTGCGGACTCTGCGGACAACAAAAAATCTGTTGTTGACAACATGAAAAATGACATGGGTGGAACTACTGCTAACATCGCAAAAGGCGGTGAAGCATCAGAAAAGAATGATGGTGGTTTATCAGAAGTAACACCTAAGGATATTGACTCAGGCAACGTAAACGTTCCAGGCGCTAAGAAAGCAGCGGACATGTCAGCAGTAAAAGGCGGACATGGTGCTGAAAAAGCAGGCGCTAAAGAACAAGCGGACAACAAACAATCAATTTTCCGTGGTCGTAGATAATAGAGGGGCATAAGGATTGAAAACTAACCTACAAGAACATCTGAGCTTCGATCAGGCTAAAATCGTCATTGAGCGTGATGAAGGCGAGAACGGTAAAACGTTACACTTGAGTGGCATCTGTATTCAGGGTGACATTCGTAACGCTAACCAGCGCATTTATTCTTCGCAAGAAATTGATAGGGCTGTCAAGACGCTCAACGAACAGATTTCTGGGGGGTATTCAGTGTTAGGTGAAGTCGATCATCCTCAAGATTTACGTATCAACCTCGACCGTGTATCACACATGATCACAAAAATGTGGATGGACGGTCCTAACGGCTACGGAAAACTTAAGATGCTTCCAACTCCAATGGGTCAATTAATTACGACCATGTTGGAGTCGGGAGTCAAATTAGGTGTATCCAGCCGCGGATCAGGCGAAGTTGACGGTGGTGGCAATGTAAATGGTTTTGAAATTGTCACAGTTGACGTTGTTGCACAACCGAGTGCACCAGGCGCCTATCCAACACCAGTTTATGAACACCTTATGAATAATAAAGGTGGTTACCAGGCATTTAGAGTAGCTCAAGAAGTTAAAGGCGATCCACAGGCACAACGTTACATTGCAGAGTCCTTGAAGAAGATAATTCAAGGATTAAATCATTAGGAGAATCACAGATGTTAGACTTTGTAAAACAATTGTTTGAAAACAACGTGATTTCCGAGGAAGTCAAGTCGGAAATTGAAACCGCTTGGGAAACTGCCGTAAAAGAAAACCGCGACACAGTCGCAACTGATTTGCGCGAAGAATTCGCACAGAAGTATGAACACGATAAGGCTGCAATGGTTGAAGCAGTGGAAAAAATGCTTTCAGATAGAATTGAAGCAGAACTTTCTGAATTTGCTGATGACCGCAACGGACTTATCGAAGCAAAAGCCAAGTATGCTAAGAAAATGAAAAACGATTCCAAAGCAATGGAATCTTTCGTTCTTAACAACTTGAAAAAGGAACTTGGCGAACTTCACGAAGATCGTAAATCAGTCGCAGCGAATGTTGCTAAATTAGAATCTTTCATTGTGGATCAATTGGCAAAAGAAATTGCAGAATTCCACTCTGACAAGAAGGATCTTGCTGAAACTAAGGTTAAATTAATCAAAGACAGCAAGGCTAAGTTTGAAGAAGTTAAGAAAAATTTCTTGAACAAAGCATCCTCACTTGTTTCTGAAACAGTAGGTAAGAAATTACATGCTGAGATGAGTCAGTTGAAAGAAGATATTGAAGCAGCTCGCAGAAACGATTTTGGTCGCAGAATTTTTGAAAGTTTTGCAAGCGAATACGCAACAAGTCATCTAAACGAAAAATCTGAAACTTCAAAACTTCTTAAAGTTGTAAAACAGAAAGAAGAAGCAGTTGCAGAAGCAGAAGCAAAAGTTTCTGAAGTTGAGAAGATTGTTGAAAGTAAAGATGCTGAAATTGCTAAAATCAAAGACGCAGTAGAAAGAAAAGAGATTATGTCAGAATTGATGTCACCTCTTTCTAAAGAAAAGCGTGAATTGATGGGCGAACTTTTAGAATCTGTACAGACTAATAAATTACACGCCGCATTCGACAAGTACATTCCAGCCGTAATGGAAGGAAACGTACCAGCGAAGAAGGTGTTGTCAGAAGGCAAAGAAGTAACAGGCGATAAAGCACAGGCACAGTCCAACGGTCAAGAGAATAAGACCGCTGAGATATTTGACATCCGCAGGCTTGCGGGCTTAAAAGTTTAAGGAGAACAACAAATGTCACAACTATTAGAGTCACGCTGGTCAGAAACCAAAGACGCCCTTTTAGAAGGTCTTCAAGGTAACAAGCGTACTGTTATGGCAACGACTCTTGAAAATACCCGTAAGTATTTGTCAGAGAGTGCTACAGCAGGTGCTACTTCTGCCGGCAACGTCGCAACACTAAATCGCGTCATTTTACCAGTAATTAGACGTGTTATGCCAACCGTTATTGCTAACGAGTTAGTTGGTGTACAACCAATGACTGGACCAGTCGGCCAAATTCACACATTGCGTGTGCGTTATGCTGACGCATTCACTTCATCTGCATCACCTGCTCCATTAGGAACAGATGTAACAGCAGGCGAAGAGGCACTATCGCCATTCAAGATTGCTCAAGGCTATTCAGGTTCGAGCACGACTGATAAGGCTGATACTACAGCAGCAAAAGAAGGTGTTGCTGGTAACAGATTATCAATCCAAATCTTGAAGCAAACAGTTGAAGCGAAAACTCGTAAATTGAGTGCTCGTTGGACTTTCGAAGCAGCACAAGATGCACAAGCTCAACAGGGCATTGACATCGAGGCTGAGATCATGGCAGCTCTTGCACAAGAGATTACTGCTGAGATCGATCAGGAAGTTATCAACTCGCTTTCAACACTTGCAGGCACAGCCGCTTTAACATACGACCAAGCAGCGGTATCAGGTACTGCTACATTCGTTGGTGATGAACATGCTGCATTAGCAGTTCAAATCAACCGTGTTGCTAACTTGATTGCTCAGCGTACACGTAGAGGCGCAGGTAACTGGGCTGTTGTTTCACCAACAGTATTAACTCTGTTACAATCTGCAACTACTTCTGCGTTTGCGAGAACAACTGAAGGTACTTTTGAAGCACCAACAAACACTAAGTTTGTAGGAACTTTAAACAGTGCAATGAAAGTGTATGTAAACGGCTACGCTACATCAGACGATGTGCTTGTTGGTTACAAAGGTTCAAGCGAATCAGACGCAGCAGCGTTCTACTGCCCATACATCCCATTGATGTCAAGCGGTGTAGTACTTGATCCATCTACTTTTGAACCAGTAGTGTCGTTCATGACAAGATATGGTTATGTTGAGTTATCAAACACAGCATCATCTCTTGGTAATGCGGCAGACTACTTGGGTAAAGTAGCGGTTACAAGTGCAAACTTACGTTTTGCGTAATCATTAACACTTTACAGTGTTTAAAAGGGCGGCATTTATGTCGCCCTTTTTTTATGGCTTGACAATCGCTCAAAAAGAGTGTTAAATATTAGTATGCTTGAAATAGAAAGTCATCTTGATTTTGATAAACTAAGAGACCAATTGGATAAGTGGAGAAAACGTTTTCCCATGTTTGGTCATGATGTTAGGCGCATACAATCAGCAATAGAAGTCCATATGAAAAATTATATGGAGCATCTCATCCGTTACAAGCAGACAAAAAGCGAACACTGCATAAAAAATGCACAAGCCGAGATAGACAAAATCAACGCACTAATGAATACTATTAGCAAGGTTGAATTGATGGCATTATTGAGTAAAGGATAAATACATTGGTAATAGAGCCGAATCTTTCGGACTTATGCGGAACCAACCGCGTATTACATAGAATGTAACATAGGAGAAAAAAATGGGAAGACCAATTAACAAAAAATGGTTTGGTACACAGACCGGCACGTCAGAAGGCGATTATCCGAATATTCCAGTCGAAGCAGCATTCATCGGTGGAAAAATTGTAAGAAGTGATGAAGGTGGATCAGAAGTATTCATCGTCAAGCAAAAATCTGCACGCAGATTTCTTGTGCAATCACAGGATGAAGGCGAACAGGCAGTTTGTAAACTCGTAAACAAAGTAACTGATTCATCTGCTGTTGCAGCAGGCGAAATGGTAATTGTTGGACACTTAGCATCTTCAGGCGGAGATGGTGGTCAAGCGATCAACATCATGAAGATGACCAACAGAGTTGCAACATCTTTTAACGGAACACGCTACAAGTGGTCTGTAACTGATGACTCTACTGCTAACGTTCTTGTTTTGACAGCAATGTAATTTAGGTAATCTATGGCACAGTTTTTACAAACAAACGGCGACTATACTATAAAGACCACAGACAGTGGAAAGATCACTCTTGACACTGGTCCGGGTATTGGTGAAGTTTATGTTACTGGAAACCTCGTTGTTGAAGGTGACACGCTTACTGTGTCTGCAGAAAACTTAAACGTTAATGATAACGTTATCATGTTAAATTATGGCGAAACCGGTGCGGGTGTCAGTCTAAGATATTCTGGTATACAGATTGATAGAGGCACCCTAACCGATGCCATATTTTATTTTGATGATAATGATGATACATTTAATATTGCTCAAGGTTCTCCGGAAGGATCTTTTAACTTTTCGGATAGCGCATTAAGAACAAGAAAAATTTTAACAAATTCTGACACGGATAATGGAGATCTAACACTAATTGGAACAGGTGCAGGAGTCGTTAAAGTTACTGGTACTCTTAACTATGAACAACAGATTACCGACGATGACGACATTCCTAACAAAAAATATGTTGACGATTCAATTAGAGATAATCCAACCTTCCAGATCATTGATGACAACACAAGGGTTATTATTTCTGATAAGGAAGTTAGTGGATCGCTGGCGTACCTAACGGCTGAAACTGGTTATAGTACGTTTGGAGAATCTGGAGTTTCTGTAATTGTAGACGGAACCCTAAACACACAGTTTTATCCAAATAGAACCATCATCCAAAGTTTGGAAATTAATCAAAACGAAATTACAAACAATGATACAAACGCTAACATATATGTTAGGACACAAGGTACTGGTAAATTACAAACCAATTACGGAATTGAATTGGAAGAATTATCAGTGACACCAGCATACGTTGCAGATTCAACAATACTTTACTCGAATGCACCGAGCACTGGAAAAACAGGATTATACTTTACTAATTCTACTGACACTGGAGAATTAATAAGTAAGAATAGAGCATTATTGTTTGGAATGTTGTTTTAACAAAGGAAGATAAATGGCAATTAGTAACTCACAAGTTAACTCAAGCACAATAACAGTACCAGTGAGTGTGTACACGAGTTCAGGAACAAATGCTATTACCACAATAGCATTGTGTAACACTCAGGCAGTAACTCTAACTGACGAAACTGCAAATTCTGTTAATGTTAATGTTTACTTGGTAGCAAGTGGCGATACCGCTGGTGCAGATAATTTAATTGTAAGTAATTTAACTATTCCAGCAGGGGAAACTGTTTTCTTCAGCGATGAAAAATTCGTTCTTGAAAACAACGATGCTGTCTGGATTGGTACATCACAGGCAAATTATATTACCGCTACTGTTAGCACATTAGCAGTGTAAGGAAGATATTATGAAGTTTTTAAAAGCACAAAACACATCTCGTTATAGTCCTGCTGACAATGCTTTTTTTATCAATTCGTACGGTAGAGCAGTGATGGATGTAACTGGCGGTCTTATGGTTCCTAAAGGATCAACAGCTCAACGACCTTACACAACTGCTGACGTTAAGCACGGAGCAATAGGCGAAGTTGATACAAGCAAAATTCCAAACGGATATTTTAGATTTAATACTGACACTGAAAGTTTTGAAGGTTACATTAATGGCAGATGGGAAACTGTCAGAGCACCAGGTGCCTCGGCAATTTCTATAGAAACATTCGGACCAGGTGATGATACCGAAACTGTGTTTGGAACTCTTTCTAATGTTCCTGTTTCAGCAAACAATGTTATCGTTTTAGTTGAAAACGTTATACAGATTCCAACAACGAACTTTACTCTTGAGCAGAGTGTTTCTGGTAGTCTTGCAGGACCCAATGCACCTTATGCTGACGGTTGGTATTTAAAATTTACATCACCAGTGCCTACATCAAAGTATGTTACAATGTTCTTTGGGTTTGCGAACTAAGGAGTAGAAAATGGCTCAATTGGGGCGAATTGGCGGACATCTACTAAAAGACGAACTTGTTAGAGACGGGGTCGATCTTTCATTTAAGAATACTGTTTTTGATACAGCACTATTATACTTCGATGTTAATTCTGCAAAGATAGGAATTAACAATGACGCTCCTGCATTTGATCTACAAATTAATTCAAACATTGTTTCAACAAACGGTAATGCAACCAACCAAGCAAGATTTGATAATATCATAGTTGACAGTACCAGTAACATTAGATCATTAACCGGACCAATTTATGTTACACCACAGACGGCTGGTTCCTATTTAGAATTCCAAAGAATGCAATCAGATGATCTTGATTTTAATGATAATACCATTTCCACAAAATTTTCAAACACAAATATGGAATTACAAGCCAATGGTACTGGTACCATGGAATTGCAGGCAAATACAAATGTAACTGGGGATTTATCTTTAACAGGAAATATCTTAGTTGATGGAAATTTATCATCAGCAGGAAATGTAATAGTTGGTGACTCTCCTTTGGACACAGTTACCATCGTTCCTGATCTAACACAAACTATTAAACCAGGAACTGATAATGAACACGATCTTGGTCAACAAGCAAACGACTCAAGTCCAAGAAGATGGAACGAAATATACATCACTGATAATCTTGTAAACACCACAGTAGTCAATCCAAATGCTGTTACCGTTAGTAGCCAGATGACATTGGACGGTGTGAACAATCAGATTTTTGCAATACAATCTAACGAGGATATTGAGTTACTTCCTGACACCGGTATTACTTTTATTGAAAGTACCAAGTGGGAAAATAATGACATAACTAATTTGTTGAATACTCCTCTTACTTTTAGTAATACTGGCATAGGTTATGTTAGATTCATGGGCGATAACGCCATAAGAATACCTGCGGGAGCAGATTCAACAAGACCAAGCAATCCTGAACTTGGAGACACGAGATGGAATACTGACGAACAGTACATGGAGTCTTTCCTTGGAGCAGTAGAATCAGTTTCATCGGCAGGAAATATTTCAGGACTTGTTAACCAAACACAAACAGGAATAACAGGAACAACAAGTGGTAACGGAGTAAATGCCCAATTTACATTTACTATTTCTGGTGGATCTTTAACTGTTACAGTTACAACTGCTGGGTATGGTTATGTAACCGGAGACACAATAATTGTTCTTGGAACAGTGTTTACTGGAGGAGCAACTCCAGCCAATGATATTACCCTCACTGTAGGGGCTCAAACCAAGGGTGGATATGTAATTTCCACTGGTGGTGGTGAGGAAGTTACCACAGGTGTTATGGAAGATCTTGGTAATGTATACAGTCTAATCCTTGGTTAATTTTACCAAAAGGCTAAATACTATTGTTAACGTAGACCAACGTTAATCTTTTACTGTGGTCAACCCGCAATGCAAGGTGGTTGGAGGGACAGGATCCCCGCGTACAAGGAGAGCAAATGGCAATTGGTCGTATAAGTGGGCCGCTCTTAAAGGCAAATCTCGTTAGAGATAACGTCAATTTGTCCTTTAGAAATGGAGCAAGTGACCCTGATATTTTGTATTTGGATGTGGTTAACTCTCGCATCGGAGTTAATACGAGCTCGCCAACCGCGGATCTTGACGTTAACGGAACAGTAAAAGCAACAAATCTTACAATAGACAATCAATTAGATATCGGTAATTTACAAATTACTGGTAACACTATTTCGAGTGATCAATCTACTATATCTTTTATTCCTTCGGGAAGCGATCCTGTAATTTATAATTCAAGATTACAGATTGATGATCTTGAAATATCTAATAACAGAATTTTTACAACAAATAGTAATGCCAATCTTGAATTAAATCCAAATGGATCTGGTTCTATAGAATTACAATCAAACACAAATATTACCGGCAATCTTTATGTAACTGGAAATATTAATGCAGATGGTGATGTAACAATTGGTGGTAATATTACAATTGGTGATGCATTAACTGATTCAGTTCAAATTAATGCTGCAATTTCATCTGATTTAATTCCAGAAACAGACAACACATACGACATCGGTGCTGTGGGTTTAAGATGGGCAAATTTATACGTAAACAATTTAAACACAGATTCTTTAACAATTAATACTCTTGATGTTGGGGATCTAATGTTTCGTGATAACGAAATTACAACAACAACTGGGTTGGATCTTTATATTGACGGAAATGGTTCCGGTGGTGTAAGACTTGGTAACTTTAGAATTGTTGACAATGTTATCACAAATGTTTCAGTAAATGCAATTACACAAATTGCACAGTCTGGAACAGGATATTTTAAAATTGATACAACAAACGGTTTTGTTCCTCCAAGAGGAACGAATGCAGAGAGACCAACAGCGTATGCGGTGTTGGGAATGACAAGATATAATACTGATACAAAGGCTATCGAAGTTTGGGATGGAAGTGCTTGGGCATCTCCATCGGGTGCATCGGGTGCGGTTTCCGAAGCAAACGCAAACGACATTGCTGCTCAGTATGCTTTAATGTTAGGATAAGAAAATGGCAACGGTATTTAAACATGCAGTAAACACAGACGTTGGAACTACTCCAGTTGATATACTTCAAATTCCGGCAGGAGTTAGAGCAACGGTTATTGGAGTTAACCTTGCGAACACAACAGATTATGATACTGTCGTTGCTAATCTTTATGTGATTGACGAAAACTCTACACAGGCACATTATGTTAGAGGATTAACAATTCCGCCAAACAGTACAGTGAAAGTTATTACACAGGGTGAAAGATTGATACTACCTGAAACGGCAGGATTGAGATTAGTAAGTGATACTGAAAACAGTATTGACTCAACAATAAGTTATGTGGAGATATCGTAAGGAGTGAATTATGCCAAGTAATTATTATATAGGAACCAGTCCAGACGAAGCATTGGGTGATAGCCCAAGATATTTTTATGCTGTTCGTAGGAACGATGATGGTGAATTATTTTTAGTTAGACAGGATCAATTAAGAGACAAGGATTCAATTGAAATAAACACTCCAGGAGGACCTGCAGAAAACTTTGAAGATTTTGAACCAGGTGTTGATTATTTTGAAGGAATTCAAGCAGATCACGAAAAAGCATTTGACAATCTTTACTGGACACAGTACAGATGGGATGATAGAAACATGTTATATTATGTGGATGACGAAGGACAGTTGGTACAAAGAATAAATCAGTCTTATACGCATCCATCGGGGATTTCAAGTTAGGATTAGATTATGGCAGAATTTAAGATAAGCAGAATTAGGTATACCTGGAGAAATAACTGGCAGGCGGCGACAGTATACAACAAAGACGACATTGTTAAGTTTGGTGGTTCGTCATACGTCTGTATTAGAAAACACACTTCCGATCCTGACTTCTATGCTGATCAATCATACTATGCTAATCCAAGCGATAGTGCTCCGTCTCCTGCATGGTCAAAAATGACCGATGGTGTTTTCTACAGAGGCGATTGGCAAAGTTCAACAGTTTATGGTGTGGGAGATATTGTAAGACAGGGTGGTAATTTATACTACTGTGCCACTGGTCACACTTCACAATCTACATGGGATGTTGATTTATCAAAATGGACAACTTATGTAATTTCGAGCCATTTTAAGGGAGTATGGACTGCGGGCGTAAGATACGGAGTAGGAGATCTTGTAAGATGGGGTGGAGCAGTTTATCGTGCAAATACAGGACACACTGCATCAAGTACGGGAACAGAATTAGCCGACCAACAATCTAATTGGGATATCTATACACAAAATATTGATCCTGTGGGTGCATGGCAAGAAACCACTGCATACGCACTCTATGATCTTGTGCTTTATCAAGGAACGGTATTTAGATGCACAACAGCACACACGTCGACATCAACATTTGATGCTACAAATTTTGATTTAGAATTTCTTGGAAGCGGATATGAAGGCGAATGGAGCTCATCTGCGTATTATGGACAGGGAAGTGTCGTAAAATATGGCGGTGTTTTATATAGAGCAAATGTTTCTCATGATGCTTCAGATTCAGCACATGAACCTATTCAATCTATCTATCAAACTCAAGGAACTCCTGCCTGGGCAGAATTATCGAAAGGATATAACTTTGTAGGAAGTTGGTCATCAACAGTAAGTTATAAGACTGGTGATGTTGTAAGACGTGGTGGTAATTTATATGTTGCACTTCTTGATACGGTAAGTGACGGAAGTACACTTGACTATCTTGATACATCAAACTGGGAACTGTTAACTGAAGGACAACACTGGAGAGGAGTTTGGATAGAAGACCAAGTTTACTCTATCAACGATGTCGTATCCTATAAAGGATCAGTTTATAAAAACAATCTTGAACATACTTCAAGCACAGAAAACTTTCCAGGTGATAACGGAAGTGGTTTCTTTTATTGGGACACACTGATTCAAGGTAACGAACTAATTGGAATGACCAAGGAAGGTCAGTTACTAACCTATGGATTGAGCCGAACCCTTGTTGGCGACCAAAGTACACTTGGTGCTACTGGAGTCGACATTGGAAGAATAGGCGAAGTAATAAAAATTAATGGTTCTGACAATGTAGTTTATCAGGTATATGGTGGAACTCCAAGACAATTTTATGTATCACCAAATGGAAGTGATGCCTATGATTACCCAGTGCCAACGTACACAACTTATGCGGTAACAACTACTTCAGTATTACTTCAGGCTGCTACGGGTTTAAATCCAGCAGTTTATAGTGATGATGACGGTCAAGTCTATGTTGATAATGTAGCGAAAAAATCTTTAACATTCGAAATTGGAAACATTTATACGTTTACATCATCGGATGAATCAATGAGACAATATCCATTATTATTCTCTTCGGACAATCCAAACGGAACTTCACAGGGCGGATCTATTTATGATGGTGATGTTGTTTATTACCTTGACGGTACAGAAGTATCAAGAGGAGATTACATAAGTGGTTATCTAACAGCAGCCGAAAGATCCATAGAAATCACGGTTACATCAAATACTCCGTCAACCCTATACTATTTTGTTGACGGCGAAATGAACTATGGCGGAACAATATCAGTTATAGTTAATCAGTCCAACACGGGCGGAACCATATTAAAGCCTTTTAGAACAGTAAGATATGCACTTGAAAGAGCAGCAGACAATTATTCAGGACACACAACCATCCATGTTGCCACAGGATTGTATGAGGAAGTCCTTCCATTATACGTTCCACCAAGAACCGTTGTTCTTGGAGACGAATTAAGAAGTACAACAATTAAAGCCAAGGAAGCAATTACTGCACTTGCTGGAGATGCTGACTATACAATCTTAACACTAAACAGAATTAAGAGTTTTATTTCAAATGTCATGCAGGGACTTTCAGTAACCAAGACTGCTTCAAATCCTGAAGATCCTGTAGTGATTCTTGGTGGATCCAGTGGCTTTCCACTAACTGTTTCAATAGATGATGGAATAACAAAAGCAGAAGAATTAATCGACGACATTATCAGTTACATAGATTTTCATATCAATGACACTGGTTCAGAACCAACAGCAACGGGTTCAAACACTGCTAATACTGCACAGGGTGTAAAAAACGCTATTAGAGTATTATTAGCAAACAGAACATTCTTTGAATATGAAGCGGTTGCATACATGCAAACTAACTACCCAGGCTATGCATTCGTTGCTGATAATTGTAGAAGAGATGTAAGAAAATATATCGATGCAATAGCATACGATATCAAGTACGGTGGAAATTGGAAATCCGTGCTTGCCGCAAGATATTATCGAAATAGTGTTCTTGGTTCACTCACAGAAGACATGTTCTACATGAGAGATGCTACAGGATTAAGAAACTGTACATTAAGTGGATTACGAGGAACTCTAAATCCACCAAACGTTTTTGATTTATATAGAAGACCAACTGGAGGAATTTATGTTTCTCTCGATCCAAGTTGGGGTCCAGAGGACAATACTGTTTGGATTAATACACGTTCACCATATATCCAAGGCGTAACAGTTCTTGGATATGGTTCTACCGGTCAAAAAATTGATGGTAATCTACACAATGGTGGTTACAAATCAATGGTATCAAACGATTTTACACAGGTAATTGACGATGGTATTGGTGCACACGTTACCAACAATGGTAGAGCAGAACTTGTTTCGGTGTTCACTTATTATAGCACGGTGGGATACCTGTCAGAAAGTGGTGGTAAGATACGTGCCACAAACGGTAATAACTCCTATGGTAGATATGGTTGTATCGCAGACGGAATTGATGCAACTGAAACACCCCAAGCGACAACAGTAAACGCAAGAAATAACGAAGCAACTGTTGAGTCGGTATTCATTGGCGATCTTGCTACAGGTGTTAAAGTTTTTGAATATTCAAATTGCGGTCAGGATTATACTTCAGCAACTGCCACAGTGGTTGGTTCCGGAACGGGCATAAGCACAACGTTTGACGAACTAAGAGACAATGGTATATTCGAAGCAAGAATAATTGACACAAGCGATTCAACTCCAGACGTTGGAGGAGGAGGCTTTGTAACCATAAATGCGAACGCACAGGCAAGCATTGATCCAGCAGTTACATCAGTTGGTTTGGTACTAAGCGCAACTGACGCGAATGTTGAAAATGATTATCTTGGTATGAGAATCTTTATTAATTCTGGTACTGGTGCAGGTCAATATGGTGAAATAACATCATATGACGAATCAAGCAAAAAGATTACGGTTAAGAGAGAATCAGATGGTCAACCAGGTTGGGATCATATCATTCCAGGTACTCCAAGTGTGACTATCATGGATACTTCTTTGAACTACACCATCCAACCAAAACCAGTGTTTAGCGCACCTCCTACAACAGTAACTGAAGTGGAAGTGTCAACTTCAGGAACATACAATGATGTTGTTTATGGTGAAAACACGGAAACATTTGTGAATGTTGAAGGTACGGCAGGAACAGGAAGTGTTGTCGAAGATGATGGTTTAACCGCACTAAATGCAAAATTCTTAGTAACAAAATCCGGAAGAAATTATACAGCGGTAACGTTGTCATCCGGAGGAGCAGGTTATGCAGTGGATGATGTTGTTACTCTTTCAGGAGAAGATCTTGGAGGATCAACACCAGATAACGACATAACAATTACTGTTACGACAACAACTGACGATTCAACCAACTCAATATTAACGTATACTTGGGAAGGTAAACCAGCAGGTGGTAGATATGTTGCGGTCAAGACTGGATCGGCAGGTGGATTAACATCACGAAACGGTACGACATGGTCTGCTGTTACATTACCTGCATCAGGAACATGGACACTTGCAGCAGGAAACAATAGATTTGTTGCAGCAAGAAGAGGAACAACAGCAGCCGCTTATTCACTCGACGGTGTGACATGGAGTTCTGCAACATTACCTGGTGCTGACAACTGGGACAGCATTCAATACGGTGGCGGAGTATGGTTAGCGGTAGCAAGTAACACCAATGATGCTGCTTACAGTACCAACAATGGCCAAACTTGGTCAGCAGTTACTCTTCCAACAGTTGGAGACTCAACACTAAATGAATGGGTTGATGTTGCATATGGTAAGAATAAATTTGTTATTGTTGCTAATTCAAACAACATTGCTGCCGTTGGTTCTTATAACTCAGGAACGGATACTTGGACCTGGAACGGTAACGTCATGGACGTTATTGCAGACAGTTCACAGAAAGATTGGACTTCAGTTGCATTTGGTAACAATAGATTTGTTGCAGTTTCTTCGACTGGTGATGTTTCATACAGTTTTGATGGAATTGTTTGGTATGGTGCAACTCTTCCGACACAGGATGGTTCAACTGCACACTACTGGAAAAAAATTAGATATGGACAGGGTGTATTCATTGCTGTGGGTACAACGGGTGGAAGACCAATTGCAGGAGACAATGTTGGAGAAGTAACAACATTTGCTGCTAAATCCTACGGTGGAAATATTTGGGAAGAATTAACATTGGCTACCAGCGCAGCATGGTCTGCGGTAACATTTGGTTCACCACACGATTCGGCGGAAGATTCAACTCCAGGTGGAAGAACAGGAAGATGGGTTGCAGTTGCTTCAGGAAATAAATTTAACACAATTCAAACAGGTGCAAGAGCACTTGGTAGAATTACATTTGCATCGGGTAGAGTTGCCCAAGTAAGATTATGGGAACCAGGTAGTGGATACGAAAAACTTGGAAACACCTTAACATTGGTAGATCCAAATAATACTGGAGATCCTGATTTTGAATTGAGAGTTGGCGACGGAGTATTACCTCAACCTACATTTAATAATAGAGGATCTAACTATAATACATCAACTACCGTAAGCATTACTGGTGATGGATTTGCTGATATATACGCCGTTGGTAAATTTGTTACTGTTGAAGGATTAACAACTTATCCAGGTCCGGGTGCGAGAATTATTATCAACGGAAACGAAGCAGACAGTAGAACATTAGTGGCAATTACCGAACTTGGAGCAATTACTGACAACGGGTTGAGTGCAACATTTAGAATTTCTCCAACTATTGATATTAGAGAAAATGTTGGACACGGAACGGCTATTACCATTAGAGAAAGGTATTCTCAGGTTAGATTAACGAACCATGATTTCCTTGACGTGGGAACTGGTAATTTTTCTGAAACAAATTATCCAGATTTATACTCTCAGGCAAATTATACATACATTGAGGCAAACGAAGTATACGAAGAGTCGGGCGGTAAGGTATTCTACACATCCACTGACCAATCAGGTAACTTTAGAACTGGTGAACTGTTCGCTGTTGAACAGGCAACAGGTATTGTTACAATTAGTGCTGACTTCTTTGACTTATCTGGTCTAACAGAATTAAGATTAGGTGGTATTAGAGTTGGCGGAACAAGTGTTGTTATTAGAGAGTTTTCAACAGATCCACTATTTTCTGAGGATTCAAACAACATTGTACCAACGCAGAGAGCAGTCGCTGCATACTTGGCTAACAGATTAAGCGTTGGCGGTGAAGATCTTGCAACCAACAGTTTTACTGCTGGTAATGTTAAGGTTGGACCAAGCGAAATAACAAACGTACTAAATCTTGGTATTAATTTCCCAAGAACAATGAAATTTGAAGGAGACAAAGCGTCAGTTCAAGGATCGATCTTAGCACAAAACATGTTTATAAGATCCTTCGATCGCGGCTTTTAATTAACGTAATGATAAATAGTAACATCGGAGCAAAAAATGGCAGAATTTAAACTTGGTAGAATTAGATTTGTATGGAAGGGTGACTGGACAACAGCCACTACTTACTACAAAGATGACGTCATAAGATATGGCGGACGAACATATATCTGTGCTGTAGGACACACAGCAGCAGCATCTTTTGATACGGACTTAACTTACTCTCCTACAAAGTGGAACCAGATGTCCGATGGTCTGGATTGGAAGGGAGATTGGACTACTGCAACCGTTTACAAAGTAAGAGATATTGTCAAATACGGTGGAAATTTATATGTTGCTGCCGCTGGTCATACAGCAGCATCAGCATTTGAAACTGACTTAACAGCATCAAGATGGGATTTATTTGCAGAAGGGTTTGATTGGAAAGGAAACTGGACAACAGCCACTTCATACAAAATTGGTGACATCGTAAGATACGGTGGTAACACATATCGTGCAAAAGCAACACATACTTCTGGAACATTTTCTTCAGACCTATCTGCCAACTGGGAAGTGTTTAACACAGGTATTGAATACAAAGGTACTTGGGCAACTGCTACTGCTTACAAGGTAAATGATGTTGTTTTATCAGGCGGCGGTCTTTGGATCACTGCACAGGATCATACATCCGATGCCACAAGTTTTGAAAATGATCAATCAACATACTGGACACAGTTTGTAAAAGGTTTTGAATACGAAGGTGACTGGAGCGGAGCAACTTCATATCAACCAGGAGACATTGTTAAGTATGGTGGTAATCAGTACATTGCCAAAACAACACATACGAATTCAACTCCAACACCAGGATCTGATTGGGATCTATTCACAGAAGGATTTAATTTTGTTTCTGACTGGAGCGGAGTAACAGCATACAAGGTAGGTGACGTAGTTAGATTAAATGGTTACACTTATCTTGCTACAGCAACAAGCACAAACCAAGAACCACCTAATGCTTCATACTGGGAAAGACTAAATGCTGGTATATCATGGCAGGGAGAGTGGCAAAACTCAACAGATTACAAACTTGGTGACGCAGTTGTCTATAACGGAAACTCTTATATCGTTGTTCAGGCACACACATCAGCAGACGATGACTCAACAACACTTGGTGATGTTGGAAGATCTCCAGCAACTGATACAACAGGAACATATTATAACGTATTAGCACTTGGTTCAGAGGTTGCAGTATTAACAACAACTGGTGACCTTGTTTACTACGGCGGTAATGGTCCAACAAGATTACCTGTAGGAACTGAAGGACAAATTTTAACAGCAGGTGCTACTTACCCAGAGTGGGCAACACTTGGTGATGTTGATCATGTTTATTATGTTTCACCAACTGGTGAAGATAGACCTTATCCGTTATCAGGATATTCGATAGACAAACCATGGAAAACAATTCGTTATGCTGCGGAACAAGTTGAAAAAGGACCAAGAAATCCTGGCGCACAGAGATTGCTTGAACTTAACAGAGTATTCCTTCAAAGAGAAGTTACGGCATACATTGATTATCAGGTAAACTATTTTACAAACACTGCTCCTGACGTTTCAAGCATTTGGTATAACTTTGATTATGATGAATACAAGTGTGAAAGAGACGTTGGATTCATAGTTGACGCATTAATCTATGACTTGGGTCATGGTGGAAATGTTAAATCAAGAGGAGCAGCAAATTCATACGTTCAAGCATTGTATGAATCAGAGCGTGAGCCATACTTAAATTTAAGTGCTGAAAAAGAACAAGACATTGAAAGTTTCACTCACATGCTAACTGTTGTGCAGGCAGTCCTAAATCAAGAGGCTCCTGGTACAGTTTATCAAAATGTTAGCGATGACAGTACTGCAATTGCTGCACAGGTTTTTGATTCAGATGTTACTGCTGAATCAGGAACATATACAACCGTTGCGAGTCTTGTAGAAATTATTACAAATGCACTTGAGGATGAAGATGCTTCAAGAGTTCCAGCAAGATATTCTCCAAGCAATCTTATTAAAATAGCAACAGGTACCTACAGAGAAGTTCTTCCAATCATTGTTCCAGAACAGACTTGTATACTTGGAGATGAATTAAGAAGTACTAATATTCGTCCAGCAGCAGTATCGGATAGAAATCTTGACATTACTGATGCAAAATACAGCATTGGTTCTTTGGGAAGAATGGAAACTATTTTACCTTTGATTGCACAGGGTTCAACAGTTACACCTACTTCAGGAAACTCAGAAACACAAAGCAAGGTTTGGCCTTATTCGGATAACGATACTGGTGAAAGCATTGCAAGATTAGCAAGATCCACAGCACACAACATTGACTGGAGACTTGGCAGCACAGCATTGAGATCAATTCCTGATGCAACAGGTTATAACAGTTCATTCCTAAGTGGTTATGGAGATGCGAGAAAGAACATTCTATACAATAAAAAATTCTTTGCTGAACAGGTTAAGAAATTTATTGACACAAACTATTCATCTGTAAAATACAGCAGAACAAAATGTTTACAGGATGTTGGATACATTGTTGATGCAATGGTATACGACTTAACCTATGGTGGTTATTCAGAATCATTAAATGCTGGTCTTGCTTATTTTGATGGACCTGGCGGAGCACTTGCTTTTGATTCTACTGAAAAAACAGCAACGCTTGCTTCATACAATTACCTAAAAGGTATGATGTCAACAGCGGCATTGGCTAATACAGTAACATCCAATCAAAGTGTAATTGCACAATTTAAGGATACTGCTGGTAGTGCAGGTTCTGCAACATTCATTGAAGACAACATGGATATTATCTATAACATCATCAATGGTGGAACTACATCTGCTCCAACCGTAAGAATCACAACCATCGCAACTAATACTTGTACAACTTCTGCAAACCATGGTCTTGGTGTTGGTGATGCAATTACAATTATTGACGCAGGAAATGGATTAACGGAAGGTGTTAAATATTGGATTAAAACTGTACCGGCTGCAAATCAATTTACACTTTCAGCAACCTACGACGGTACAACTGCAACACTAACTAACGGCACTTCTTTGACACTTGATGCTTATGCAATTGATTATCCAAGTGCTGCTGACGCAAGCGTATCAGGAACATTTACAGCGGCTTTTGCTGCCCTTGACGGACAGCAGGAAACATTGGTATCTGCGGCAACTTCATTTATTTCCGCAACTTATCCAAGTTTATCATACAATGTTGCCAAGTGTGAAAGAGACACAAGATTAATTCTTGAAGCGATCGGTTTTGACGCAATGTTTAATTCAAACTGGAAAACAGTCAAGGCTGCACACGCATATCTAAGATCAACTGCTTCTGATGTTTACGATGGTGGTCAGAAGGCTGCAACTATTGCAACCTATAACAATGTAAAATCAACGATTGCAGGAGATACTGCAACATACGTAAACGGAGATTCAACATATGCTGCAAGAGTAGAAGCATTATTTGAAACTCTTGAAGCAATCATATTCAGTGGTAGCATTGATGGATCAATCTGTCAAACTAATGATAGAATGAGAGATTATGCTGTTCTTCAAATTGAAAGAAACAGAGACTTTATCAAGGCTGAAGTTGATGCATGGATTGCTTCAACATACACTGACACTGTAACGGCAACTTCTGGTTCAGGAAATATAGTTACTATTTCAGACACAAGTTGGTTACAGAGAAACACCGCTATTAGATTTAGTGGAAGTGTTGGTGGCGGATTAGCAACAGGCACAACTTACTATGTACAAAATGTTGAAAGTTCAACAACATTTACGGTTGCGCTAACAAGAAATGCAACAACTGCTATCACTCTTACAAATTATACAACATCATTTACTGTTGATTTATACTACGATTCAACACTATGTCAAAGAGACGTTGACAGATATATCGATGCATTCAAATACGATACAAGATTTGTTGGAAACTATAAATCAATTTATGCAGGAAGATACTATGCTAATGCAGTAACAGGATCTCTTGAAGAGGATATGTTCTATCTAAGAGATGCTACAGGTTTAAGAGATTGTACACTACAGGGACTAACCGGAGACTTATTAGCAGTAAATTCAAATGGTACTTCAAGGGTATCAGCGGGTGCTTATGCATCGCTTGATCCAGGTTGGGGTCCAGACGACTACAGAGTTTGGATCATTGATCGTTCACCATACATCCAAGGTGTAACAACAATTGGTACCGCGTGTATTGGTCAGAAGATTGATGGTGCTCTACACAACGGTGGAAATGACTCAATGGTATCAAACGACTTTACTCAGGTATTGAGTGATGGTATTGGTGCTTGGGTTGATAACAACGGAAGAGCAGAACTTGTTTCGGTGTTCACGTATTACAATCACATTGGATATCTATCAACAAACGGTGGTAGAATCAGAGGTACCAACGGTAACAACTCATACGGTGACTTTGGTTCAGTAGCAGAAGGCTTTGATGCCACAGAAACTCCAAATACAGCGGTTGTGGATAACATTTTCCAATTTAAAGCAACAGCAGGATCAGTATTAACCAACAACTCAAATATATTACAGTTTGAATATGACCATGCAGGTCAGGATTATACAGAGGCTGCTTGGACTATAACGGGTGGTGGTATTAACGCAGACGTTGATCAGGACGAATTCCGTGATGGTGCTGTGTCTCAGGTAAGATTACTTGATCTTGGAGATGATTCTTCCGGACAGCTCGGAGGTGATGGATTCTTAACAGTGACTGGAGGTGTATCGGGTGGCGGTACAACAACCACTCTACAACTTACTGCAACTGATGATCAGTTAACTAATGGTTATGCAGGAATGAGAATTACAATTACTACTGGTACTGGTTCGGGACAATATGGTATCATACAATCCAATGATGCTGCAACAAAAACAGCAAACATCATTAGAGAATCAGACGGTCAAGCAGGTTTTGATACTATAATTCCAGGTACAACGGTAGTTGCTCCAGATGCTTCGTCAATTTATACAATTGAACCAGCAATTTCATTTACTGCACCTCCTACTTCAAGCACAACTGGTGCTATGCACACTTCAGCAACTTGGACGAGAGCCGTTTATGGTGAGACTGTGGGTGTTTACACACCAGCATACACATACAGTGGTTCAGGAACAGGAGCAATATTTACAGTTACAAGAAATGGTTGGAAATATGATGTAACAATTACATCTGGTGGTACTGGATACACAAGACTTGAAACTATTACTATAGCAGGAAACAATCTTGGTGGTACAACCACAGAAAATGACTTAGTATTAACAATAACTTCAGTTGATTCAAATGGTGTCATCCAAGCATTTGATCAAACAGGTTCTGGTAAGGGTGGTGTTTACATTGCTGTTACTAATTCAGGAACAACATCTTCAATCAGTTCCGATGGATCAAATTGGTCAGCAGGTGGCTCATTACCAAGTTCAGGTAACTGGACAGGTATCACACATGGTTTGATAGATGATGGTTCAACCATTGCTAAGGTATCCAGATTTGTTGCGGTACAATCAGGTGCGGACATTGCTGCTTACTCAGACGATGGTGGAGCAACATGGACACAGACCGCATTGCCTGCTTCAGCAAACTGGAGTTCAGTAGTTTACGGTAACGGCAAATATGTTGCAATTGCTTCAAACAGCACAACAACTGCTGTATCAAATGACGGTGTGATTTGGGATCAAAACGGTACGTTACAGTCAACAGGATTCGTTGACATTGCATACGGTGCAGGTTATTATGTTGCAGTTAAACCAAGTGCTTCAACAGGCGCAATCAACAGAAGTCTTGATGGCGTAAGTTGGACAGCAGAAGATCTAAATGCATCGCACACATGGAACAGCATTGCATATGGTGACAACGCATTTGTTGTAGTAGCAACTGATAGCAACGCCGGCGAAGTCAGTGGTGATGCTGGTGCAAACTGGACAGCAACTACAATGGGTTCGCCAGATTCAACAGATCCAGCAGGATATCAACAGGTAAGATATGGTCAGGGTGTGTTTATTGCAACCACATATCTTGCATCAGTAACTGGATATTCTACTGTGATGAAATCAGAAAATGGAATATACTGGGAAGCAGTTGATTTACCAAGTCCAGGCACATTCAGCGGTTACAATGCAGTTGCATTTGGTAATCCAAACAGAGTGGGACACTGGGCAATTATTTCATATGCTTCTGGAACACACGTTGCAAATCTAAAAACTGGTGCAAAAGCAAGAGCAAGATCATTTGTTTCAACAGAAAAAATCTTTGCTATTAGATTAACTGAGCCAGGTTCAGGATATGTTACAGCACCAACAATGACTGTAACTGATCCAGGTAACACATATGATCCACCTCACACAGTAAGAATTAGTGACGGTGCTCTTGGACAGCCAAGTTTTGTAAACAGAGGTGTTCAATACACGACTGGTTCGGCAGCAATTGGAGACGGTGACGGTGACGGTTATGCTGATATATTCCAGGATGGTGCATACGTTGCTGTAAGAAGAATCACAAACGTTCCTGTAGCAGGTTCTAACGTTGTATTCAGTCACTTGCCAGACAGGACATTTAAACTTGTTAGCATTCTAACACTTAGAGGATCTTATGATGGTGCATACACTGCATTCTATCAAGTAAGTCCAGAAATATTAAGTACTGAGGCTGCTGATCATCTAACAGGTGTTGAAACAAGAATTAGATACTCACAGGTTAGATTGACTGGTCATGACTTCCTTGATGTTGGTACTGGTAACCTTGCAGAAACTAATTATCCAGGAACACCTACACAGGATCCAGTACAGGCCAACGAAACCTACGAAGCGGATGGCGGACGAGTATTCTATGCTTCAACTGACCAAGACGGTAACTTTAGAGTTGGTGACTTGTTCAGCGTTGAACAGAGTACGGGTGTTGCTACGTTGAATGCGGATGCATTTAACATTTCCGGACTACAGGAAATTTCATTAGGTGAAGTTACACTTGGTGGCGGATCAGCAACAATCACTGAATTCTCAACAGATCCATTCTTTACAGCGGATTCAGACAGTGTCATTCCGACACAGAGAGCAATTAAGGCTTACATCGCTTCACAAATTGGAGGTGGTGGTGCAGCATTGAACGTAGGAAGCGTAACTGCTGGTAACATTTTTGTAAGTGGAAACACTATTACAACTGTTGGCGGTGCGACAACTATTACAATGAATGCTAAATTTAACTTTACTGGCGGCATAACTGGTTATCCGCTGGCAATGAACTACTTTTTAGTATAACATATGGAGGTAAACTAAAATGGCAACAGGAAGACTTGGAGCATCCAACTTATCAGCAACGACTGATACCGTGGTGTACACATGCCCAGCCAGCAATTTTGCAGTTGCAACAGTTTCTATTTGTAACAGAAACGCATCAGCAATTACGGTTAGAGTGGCGGTAGCATCTACAGCATCACCAGGAAATGATGAATACATTGAATATGATACTTCGTTATCAGGAAACGGTGTACTTGAAAGAACTGGTTTGGTACTTGACGCAGGTAAGAATATTGTTGTTTACTCAAGCTCAACAAACGTAAGTGTTGTTGTGATGGGTATTGAAACATCTACTGCTTAATAAAAGAGGAATTGATTAATGCCACGTAACATACACCCCGGATTCGTAGCAAAGAACGTAGGTAATCTGGCCATTGGTTCAAACAAAATTGCTCCATTAGCCGATAACGATGACGTTATTTTGAACGTTGACGGAACAGGAATTATCACATCTCCCGACAGGGTTACTATCACTAATGGCACCGCTTCAAACAGTTCAGGAACAGGCGCAATGGTGGTAACTGGAGGAATGGGAGTTGGTGGAGACTTGTTCGTTGGTGGAGACATCAGCGTTGGTGGAGTTTCCGGTTTTAACGGTGTGGCAATTGGTGGAACTTCAGTAGGAACATTTACTAATCTAACAGCAACTGGAACATCCACATTTTCTGAGACTGTTAACGTTGCAGAAGCAATTACAGGAGCAACAGGAACTGTTGTTCATGATACTGCGTTGACGAATAATTGGGTTCATACCTCCATAGCATCCAATTTTACGGTAAATTTTACCAATCTTGCAACAACAAACAATAGATCATACACACTGAACTTATTCTTATACCAAGGGGGAGCAGCATATCTTGGAAATGCTGTGCAAATTAATGGAGTCCCGGAAAGTATTAGATGGGCGGCATACGGTACACCAACCGTTAATGCCAATAGATTTGAAATATTAACATTCGTTATCTATCGTGTTGGTAGCACGTGGGACGTATGGGGCAACCTTACATCTCATGGATAATGGCATAAATACGTAGAGGAAAACAATTATGGGAAGAAAAGTTTATCAAAGTGGAGGAACAGTAGCAGGTGATATCCAACTTACCACAAACCGTGTCTCTACAAAAGCAATCAACCAGGATCTTGTGTTAGATGCACGAGGAACTGGAATTATTACCACAGACGATAGATTTACAATTACGAATACTACCGCAAGTACAAATTCAACATCAGGTGCAGCAGTAGTTACAGGCGGACTTGGTGTTGGTGGAGACTTATATATCGGTGGTGGTTTTAATGGCGGCCAACTTGACAACTTAACAATTGGTGCTTCGGTACCTGCCGCTGCTACATTTACAAATTTAACAGCAACTGGCACAACAACACTGGCTGAAATTGCAGAAACTGTTGCTGCCAAAACTGGAGCAACTGGTGTTGTAACTCACGATTTTACTGAATCTAATCTTTGGCACCACAGTTCAATGAGTGCAAACTTTACAATGAATTTAACAAATGTT